CATTATCCTTTAAATCCACTTCAGGTAAATCGAATGCACTAGCTGTACTTATGCCGCTTTGTATTTTTTTAATACTTTTCTCTAAATCTCTTTCCAATATTTCTAGCTCTCTTGGGATATTTTTATTATTCTGTCTCTGGAAATTGCTCGCCCGAGCATTCATTGACTTAACCTGCCTATCAAAAACTTCTTTATAAACTATTTCGCCAGAACTAATTTCCTCCGTTTCGCCAGCTTGCTCATCATTTGTTTGAACAACTCTTCTTACCATGCTTTCGGCTGCTTCCATGGCTTTTATTGCTTCATCTATTGTGCCTTGATCACCCACATTGTCTGCGCGTGCTTTATTAAGCATCATTTTCAATACTTGATATTGCTCAGAACCGATGTCATCAATTGACATATCCTTGGCTGATAAGATCGCCTTCATTCTTTCTTGAGCGACTTCGTCTTCACTGATGTCGGGCGGGAGTGATCCAGCTAATGCAGAAAGCCCAGTTGCGCCAAATTTTTCTTTAGCAAATTTATCAAGACCCCTAATCATATTATGGACTCCATCTATTAAAGCTGCATCCTTCTCAAGGTTTCTAAATTCATCACTTATATCATCAAATGCACCAGCCAGATTATCTCCAACATTATTCAATCTTTCCGCTACTGTATCATCTGGTCCAAATTCATCTTCTCTCATTCCCCCAAAGTCTTTCGGGTCACCACCTGCATTTAAGTAAGCTTGTAAATTTGATCTAAATTCAGTTAATTCATTTTGCACAAAATCATCACCGCCCTTGAATCTTGCTTCGGTCAGATTTCCATATCTAGTTGTAAATGCTTGCTCTTTTGCTTGAGCAACCTTTTCTTCATTACCTCCAACTAATTCATCTTTAGCGACAGCCATCATTCCCTGCACTCCAGCCAATACTGGGGCAAACGCCAGCAACAAAGCTGGAGCAATTCTTTTAAAATTTATAATTAAGAAATCCACAAATACCTTACCTAAATCCTTCAAGCCATTTAGGGTGGCAATTAGACTTACGGCAAGCGATTCACCCGCTACACTAAAATAAGCAGTAATATTTGCGGTTAGTTGCTGGAATTGTAATAATAGTTTAACTATTTGCTCTTTTGCATTAATATACAAATACTTCCAAATGCCACCATTTGCTACTAATTGCTTTATGACATTCCATGCATTTGCAAATCTTTTCGCCAAATCTGCCCAATCGAACTCTCTGAGCTCTTCCATTTTGCCTTCGATATATGAAATAATATCGTCAGTCATCGGCTTCATTATTTCCCCCAATCTCTTTGGGATATTTGCAATTGTATTGATAATATTGCCAACCCTAGCAGCCTGAGTACCCATGACTTTTTCGGCAGCTTTATCGGTCATACCAGCAGAATCAAATTCAATCGCATCTATCATGCCTGTGAGCTTGAGAGATTTAGCTAAATTAACGGCAGCATTTCCAGCCTCAACAGAACCGAATACATTACGTATACTCATCTTGTTAGCTTTTGCGTACTTACCTATAAGCTGTATAACATCAATTATCCTCCCGCCATCACGCATGAACTGCTCAAAGGGTCTGCCACCTGAAGCCATTTGAAAAGCATTGGCTGCTTTATCACCTTGCCTAGAAAGCTCAATAAACATTTGCCTGAGTTGAGTTGTTCCGACACGGGTTAATGTTCCCGTAGAGGCTAATGCAGATATACTTCCCAATAGATCATCAAGCCTTATCTTGGTACTAGCAGCAGTTGGCAATATTTGATACATATAATCCGCCAACTCTCTAAATGTAGTTTTAGACATAGCAACAGCCGTAAACATTTGGTCTGATACATCTGACATATCATACACGCCATCCCCATAAGAATTAACAACATTTGTCAAGGCATCTACGGCAGTCCTTACATCCGTGACACCTGCTTTTGCTGCTTTGGACGCGATTTCCATAAAACCTGCATCATCCATTAGCGTCGCTGGATCAATTCCAGCAGATATCGCTTGGTACATGCCTCGCGTAACATCTTCGGGCATTAAATTAAATGTTTCAGAGAACCTAAGGGCATCATCTGACATTTTCTTAAAGAAGGCTCGATTTGCATTTGGAAGCAAGGTATACACTTCGGTTAACTGCTTTTCGAACCTCATATAGGCTTTTTGCGAAGCTATAATTCCTGCAGGCAGAGCAACGCCACCTAACCCCGCTGACAACTTAGTGACCAAGCTGAATGTTCCCTTCATTACTCGACCCAATGTGCTGGTCTGACTTTTAAGCTTGGTCATTGTTTTACTGACCTCATCCATGCTTCTCTTGAACTGCTTTGTGTCAGCAGCGATTCTAACTTGTGCTGTAGCTGGCATATCTAATTACCCATTTTAATTTTTCCATGCTTACGATTAACATATTCCATCATATCTAATCTTGCATCCTTGAGAGCCCTTGAAACAGCTCTATTATAATGTTTATTCTTTTTCACTCCTGGAACATTCGATCTCCAGATCACAAAAGGTTTTGGTCTTGCAGTGCGTATCCTGACTTCAGTTTTTGGCTTACTCCCAGTATGCTTTTTATCTAATGTAGGATTAAATTTCTTTGTTTTAGGAACGCCACTTGGTCGCCAATTCTTATAAAGCATTGTCGCTTGCAACCATGCAGTACCCCTTTTTGACCTCCACGAAATAGCTTGTCTCTTGGTTCTTGCATACCCCATATTTGGGTATTTCGAATTTGACACCCTTTTCTTGCTTACCCACTTTTTTGGTGGTCTGAGTGTGCCCCTACCTGATGACTCTCTAGCTCTAAATTCGCTCTTAATCTTGGTGGGAGTTGCCCTAGCTTCATAAAAAAATTGCCTTAATCCCTTAACTTTTTTTGCTGAAGCACTTCTTGGACTGAATCCTGTAACAACCTTTCTTGCGGTATGTTCTACTAATCCTGCATTTGCCCTGCGATTTGCCTTCAGGTATTCGGAAAGCGCTTTATCGAACTTTCTTTTTTCTAAAACAACTGAAATTAGGCTAGGCATCCATTATAGTCAAGATGTCCTCTTCTTCATCAATACGCTTAAGTTTGACATCATTATACCTATAATAACACCAAAGCTGTACCCATAAATCACAGAGTGGCATTTCCCAGAATATTTGCTTTGCTAATACGGCATTTCCCTTTGCCAAGGCAAAGCAAGGCATTAAATAATTAGGCGGGCTTAACCCTTTTTTTTTGCAACTTTTTCAGTCTTGGAAACCAACTCCTCCACTTCTGAATCAGAAGGCTTACCATCATCTGTTGGGCTAACTTTCGGGTTTAATGCATCATTTAGCATTTCACCTATCTTATCACCCATTTTATTTACATCACCTAATTCCACGCTATCAGCCCAATCCATGACATCCGCTACGAACTTTAAAGACCTTCCATCAGCATCAAACCCATCCTCGGCACTGAGTACGCTTTTACGCGCATCCTTTAATGCCTTAGAATGAATATAGAAAAAAGCAATAGCCTCAAACATCTGAAACTCAGTCTGTTGCCCCGTAACCATGCTTAATTTGGCAAAATCACACAAACTTAAAGTACCAGCAGTTGGTTTTCTTAATTTAATTCCAGCAAATTCTTCCTCTTCTGGTTTTAATATTTCTTTTATATCTTCACTCATAATTGGTTTGTTAATTTTTTATACAAATCAGAATTTTCATAAACCACCCATGTCTGGCTTTTTCTTTTTATTGCAACCTTCCTTGGCTCTTCTTTTATCTTTTCGACAAGATATTCTTTAGTCAAAATGCCTGACATAACAAGCGCCCAAGGGTGATCTGGGTAATTTTTATCGAACCAATTATCATCATGCCACCAATTTATCAAATCGGATGTGCTATATTTCATGCACTTTGTGTTCTCACAAAACCTCCAGATTATAATTTCATTGCCCTTGATTAGCGTTTTTTCAAAAGGCTCAGAATGAAAAGGAACGCCCATTGCAGCCAACCCTGCAGCCAGCATGGTATTTCTGGTAGCATGATAATAAATTTTATCAAAGTTTTCCCTAGACTGCTTCATTTCTACAAAAAAAGGTAGTCCCCACAAGTGCAAGGACTACCTTTATCTAGTACACTAATTAATAAAAATCAACTAAATTCATTCGCGCCAGTGGTCAAATCCTCTGACTGATCATAATTAACATTATAGTAGTGTTCGGCAGTAACTTCAAACTTCATAAAATCCTCATTTGAATTATCCTGTTTTACGCCAACAATACAGAATTTTAAATTTTCTGCATTTGTTGGAGGCGATTCATCTCCTACCGCAGTGACAAAACAAGCCAATTCAGTTACGGCTCCTAGTGCTTTTGGTGCAGTTTTGCCCATTCCATTCATGGTGAGATCGACCTTCGGGTCACCAATCACAGAACCAACGGTATTACCAACTTCATTCTTTACCTGCACATTAGTGCCAAAGTTAGAATTTGCTGAGATAGATTCGAGAATATCAAAATCATCATTCTCTGGGCAACCGAATTTTAAATCAGCGGCTGCTCCGTATTTCTTGGACGGCTTATCTACATCTACTCCTAATGCCATAATATACCTTTTGTTGAGTGTTCAATAAAGCGGCGTTGTCCCCTAGGCGCTTCTTTCAATAACCAATTCCAAGGAAAACTCATTAACAAAGAAATCGTTTTGTATATCTGAGTTTATTTGCGCAATATTGGCTTTAAATATGGAATACCCTGTGTCCTCTAATTCGCTCCTTAAATCATCCCGCTCGAACGCTGATAATAACCTTCCAAAGTTTTCTTTTACATCATTGCTTTTGGAATCGGCATAATGCGCCTCATACCTGCAATTTATGTTGAGATTGAATACATCTGTGAGCATGGGATGAAAAATATCTGCTGTGTCCATATGGACAAGAATGCAGGGCGCGGGCAATTCATCTGACCTTATTCCTTCTACCACGGGAACTCCCGTTGCAGCACTATCAAGTTTTTGCACAATTTTTTGCAATAATAACTCGCTGAACATTATTTATTTTCTTTTACAAATTTATATACAAACCAAGCAATAGTGCATAAACCTGCACATATCCCAACAATATTATTCCATTGCCCTAGCGTGAAACTAGCTATTGTGCCAACAATGCCGATATGTAAATTAATATCACTCACAACATTTCAATAGCTATTGCTATAAATAAGCTCAAGATAATGCACAAATAAATTTTATAAATATTTGGCAAATTTTGTATTTTTTTTATTATTTTATTCACTCTTTCCTTCCCCCTGGTCTTGCGTATGCTTGAGAACCACCAGTATACATGGGTGGTCTTGTTAAGCTACGACTGACTTCTGATTTAGAACATTTTTTTGCGACAAACACAGGTATTACTAAATAAATGCACAGCAATATGCCAGCAATCATAAGCACTCTTTTTATATAATTTGTGAAACTCTCAAAACCGCTTGCATGCTTTTCCATTCCCTGCGAAACCAACGCTTCCACATCACCCCTACTGAGCGCAGATATAGTATTCCTAGCCTCTTCTATTTCTGCGTTGCCACGAGCAACTTCCCCCAATAATGCGCCACCCCCAGCGCCTAAACCACTCCCAAGGGGTCCTCCTAATGCACTTCCTGCTGCGCCCCCAATGATAGCACCAGTTGTAGGGTAGAACTGCTTAAAGCTGCATGAAGAAAGCAACAGAGTTAATACAAGAAACCTCATCAGTATAGCCTCCTTGTAGCTATTAAGTGATGCTATTTGCTTGCAGGATTTGCTCTATATTGTCGACTGCTTGTAAGGTATCTGCCCTTGCTTGAGCTAGAATATCTAGGGCTTTGCCTACAGTATTTACATCATTCGAACACCCACAGCCATTGAATGTCAGATAATTACCTAAGCTAACAGGACTATAGGGAGTTGCATTACCCAAACTAACTATTGCGGTTTCCAGATCGCTTATTCGGGCGGACGCGATAGAAACCTTATAATTTAGTCCCTTACCTATTACGCCGACATCAATGCCGACAGACTCAAAGAAACTCACTGCACTTCAACGCCCGTGGAGGAGGCTGCAATAGCTGAATCTCCGACAGCATTAGATGCGCTCACGCCATAATAATAAGTTCCTATGGTATCATTATCAAAGGTGATAGTGAATATCTCACCAGTAGCGCTTGGGCTCTGATTGCTGGATGTTAAGGTAAGATTAGTTGCACTGCCAGCAGCAACCCAAGAGGACGAGCCTGCATTCCAGGTAACTTCCGCTATTAAATTATCTCCCGTATTAACAGTAGCATCGGTACTTTCGTAAACCTTGAAGCCTTCTTCATTGTCTGCATTATCTCTCCATGAAACTTGTATTTTAGCCATAAGTATATTTCCTCCAATTAAGCTGTCTTGTCTCCATCTACAAATTTAATCTATATCACTGGCTTTAAATGCCAAGACCCATTTGGCAGACTGATTAAATACATGTTTTTTATCATTTTCATCTACAATAGTAGATTCTGCTCTTCTCAATGCAGCTTGTGCTGTATCTATAACTACTAGCAACTCTTCAATTTTTTTCATTTGATTGCTAATTGTTTTTTGTAATTCTTTTTCTAAACTCATTTTTAATTTTATTAGTTTTGTATGAAATCGTAGCATTTAAATTTATCGTTGAATGCAAATGAACTGCCTAAGTTTGTAATTTTTTTTGCCTTCTTTGTAATGTTTAACTTTTGAATAACCAATTGTTGAACAGATTTATTCAAATGTATGTTATCTTCTTTTTCTCCTGCTATACTTTGAACTAAAAAAGAATTTAGATCGCTTAAAACTTCATCATATATATCGCAAAACAAAATGTCATGATCTTTACAAAAAATATCAATTTCTTTATTCCACATTAAAGTAGTTTTATTCTGCTCACTACGCTTATGAGGGTTAGCGCTGTAAATAATTAAATTATGATATAATTTTCTAATATCTAATATTGAACGCTTGAATCTTGAAACAGAATCTATAATTTTATTATTTGGGTTTTGTGCGGAATGAGAAGGATACCAATGATTATATGTATTCCATCTGCAATCAGGTTCACCTAGGACTATCATGAAATAATCATCTTTGCTGAAATGAGACATGATACTTAAAAGTTTCCTGCGTGTAGATTGTGCAAAATGTTGATTAGTAAAATTATTGTATTTTCCTACACCTATAAAAATAGTAAGAAAATAATCGCTGAAAGCGAAAGATCGACTGTGACTATCGCCGATAACTATCGTTTGCCTTGCAGACTCCATTTGTTAAAATTACCATATTCCTATGCGGAATCATAAAACTCGAACCGCCATAAATCGAAATCTTCACTATAATACTCTTTGAGTATATCCATTGCTTCATCAGTCACCTCGATTTTACGTTGCTTTGATTTGTTTTGATGCGGTATTATTATATCAAACTTTTGAAAAAATTTTTTATGATTACCTAGCCTCACTATATTATCAATCGCTATACAGCCATTTCTGTCTCGTAAATAATCAATCTGAGGTCTGGTCATCATGTAGCCCCAATCATCTTGCACAGGAAGGCTTTTGCAGAAGCTCAAAAAATCTAAATGTTTAGTATGAGCAAACCAATTATAATATGATATAACCCTAGAAATAGGTTCTCTTATTAGCGCGCATGTCTTGTATCCATCTTGCACATCATAATCAGAAAGCATCATATGAGTATACTTTCCTGTTTTATCCTTATCTCCCCCTATATGAAATAAATCGAAACTTTCTTTTGTGTCTCTTGTAATTTTTGCTTGATCTAAAAACGCCGACTCAACCGACCAACCCCCGCACTTTGGTATATGAATATAGATAAGCTTATGTTTATGTATTATCATTTAAGGTCTTTTTTTGTAAATATCTATTAGTTCTCCTAGCAAATCTTTATCTTTCCATTCCACTTGATTATCGGAAGTAGATTGCACTAAGCCTATCCTGCCAGCCTTATGAAAAATTTTAGTTGCTTCCTCTATTACATCCCCGCCAGTATTCCAATAAGCATCAGTATCTGTCACTAAATTATCTTGATGATAATCATTTAAGTCGCCTCCCCACACCCAATACAAAGAATATTCAGTAGCTCCGTCTTTAATATAGCTACATATATTGTGTGCTTCATCTAATTCTTTACATATTTGTCGCTTTAAAAACATCGGAGTGACCCCACACCTAATCTCGGGTTTAGGCTTTCCTAGAAATCCAGAGGCTTTATTCCACCACTCTTCTTGAGCCCCAGTTAATGGCTCCGACCAACTTAATAAAGGTTTATTATTAGGCATTAATAATTTTATATGACCTTTGAATAAAAACAGGCAATCGGCATCCATAGTTAGAATCCATTTAGTATCTACAAAGCGCCAAGACTTTAATTTTAACACCTGTTGCTTGCCCCACCCACTCATATCAGGTATGCTAAATTGCTTATCTGAAACCACTTTTACTGGCAAATGTTCTGTCTGCAATGGGTTTATTTTTTCATCTGTTATAATTAATAACTTACAACCCCTTATGCCATTTAAAGAAGGACTAAGTATTTCATTAAAACGCCTTACATCTGCTTCACCTTTTATTGGTAAAACTATCGTCACATCATACATCATAACTGTTTATAAATTTTAGATTTTCTAATGTTTGAGATAAAGCTTTTCAGACTTAATTTTTCTGACTTTATAATCTTTTTCATGTGCGAAACAGCCAAATTTGCATAAGGAATTAAATATTGCACATCATCTAATTTATCAAAATACAGCGGATAGTCTGCACCTAGATACTCCACGATTGATGGATGCCGTGGCACTAATATAGGAACGGCTCGCTGAATACATTCTAATACAGTATTGTTGGCGCTTGTATCAAATACATCCATTAAAACTATACTTTGATTTAATAATTTATCATACTGCAAATTATCTAGCTGATGCCTCTCCTCTACGCCCTCCAGCCTTACATTAAATTTTTCCGCCTCTACTTCTAATTTAGACCTAACCAATTTGTATGGCTCACTATCCTTTTTGTACGGATATAATTTCATTCTCCTATAGCCTTTTGGAAGGGCAACCTTATATATTGATGTTTGTTTTCTTAGCCACCAGCCTACTGACAACACGATATTACCACCTTGCCACTCGGTAAAATCCTCATCGCTATATGGATGCAAAATGGACTCAAAAAGGTGAGAATATTTGGGAAAAAAACTTTTTAATCCCTGCGTATGATATTCACTCATCGCAAATATACCTTTGCAATAGTTTAAGCTAAACTTGAAATGCTCATCATCCTCAACCCTAACACTATTAGGATTATCATACCAGCTTGGCATATTATGGGGATTATGTATAAATCCCACCCAAGGTTCTGTGATAGGAATACTTTTATTCTTAATATTTATGTTTCTGAACCAATCAAATGGGCATTCTATAAATGTTTCACACCTAACTCCATTTTCATTATGCAATGGCTTCATAGCAGCCAATACATTCTTCCACCCGCCCCTATGAGTTAATAAGGCTGGCTGGGTGGCTAAATTAAACTTTCCGCGCTTATAATTTTTATTAAAGACAATCTCATAATTGCCCCAATCATCTTTAGGTTTTGTCATGCATAATAGCTTTTATGTCGCCTGGTATAAAATGCATAAAAGCTTTTGCAAAATGATCATATATTGCAGTTAGATGCTCATCGGCGTCTGTATAAGCATCTTTTCTATGATGAAAATGGAGGCTTGTTATTTTTCTCTTATGAGGCATTCTTTTTCTCCAAAACCCTACATTATGATCCTCCGTGAATTTAGCATGAGTAAAACTATTTTTTAATTTCTCCAACGGAGACTGCTCATAAAATCCCTGACCCTGCAAATATAAATCAGCCCACAATTCTGGCACCTCTTGCTTTTGCGCAAAGATATAACCAGCATTATATTTGCCATACAACCTATCCTTTTCCTGATCCCTGTGAAAATGCTGAGATAACTGCAATTCTACATTCTCTACATTTATTTCACTTAATAATACTACATCAGCATCAACAAACATTGTATTTTGGTGGCGCTTGATTGCTTCTTTCATAACAAACATCTTACCATATATACTTACAGGGCAAAAGTGCTGCTTTTTTTTATGAGGTATATCAAAATTGCTAAATCCATAATTATCAAAATCTAAGAACTGACAATCAGTATCCTTAAGGACATCCCTTGATACAGCATCCGCTAGACATAATATGGGCACATCACCATGATACTTTCTTATGGTATGCATGCACACGATAGCCTCGCGCGCGTGAGCATCACCTCTTGTTACGAGGCTAAACGATTTTATACCTACAGGCAAAGCGACCTAGAATTTCGCCTAGTATTACTCCACCATCTAGCTTGTGAACCAAATGGTCCTGGGTCACTCACTCCAAACTCAGGATTGCGCGGCGTGGTCTTATAATAACCATTACCAAACTCGAAATCACCACAAAAGGGGTCGAAGGGTTCACAAAATAATTCATCAGGAGGAAAGCATGCTATTTGGGTAGGATCATCCTCTAGGTAGGCAATTGGCTCCCATCTCGGATCAAGGGTGTCAGGATTAGCATTGAGATATTTCGCATTATAATCAGCCAATTCTGCTCTAGCCTGTGCAGCCTCAGCCCTAACTTCTTCCATTGCAATGGCTACAAGCTTTTCATATTCACCCTGAACATAATAGCCGCCCTCATCTAATTTTACATCCTTGCCATTTACAGACCCAACGCTAACCATTTTGCCTGCCCCATTATTTGTGGCTACCGCTATATTATTTCTTACACCAAAAGGCGGATTAGAGACTCTATCTCCAGCGGAATTAAACACAGTAGTTCTGGTTTCATACCCAACAACTTTCTTCAAATACTTATCTCCTCCTATATGAATATTTTGCGTTTTAGGTATAACATCCACCTGCCCAAAATAACCTCCGCCTAAATCTATCATATTACAATCAGGTGGTGGTTGAGGTGGGTCGCATGTAATAATGCAAGTATCGGGATCAAACCATTGACCTCCATACGGATGTATTTGGTAAATTTCCTCCCCGATACTATTCCACTGCAATATTTGGTCACTTGAAATATTGCGATTCAATGAACTGAGGTTACTTAAACGAACCCTAGGAACTTGATTAACCCCTGACCCCGAGCTAGAAGATATTCTTGATGCCAGTATGGCTTGAACTCCGCACATGGCGTGACGCTGCCCTGAAGCTTTCCCTGTTCTGTTGGATGTACTCCAAGGATTTGCAGGATTAGCTAAATCATCCCAAACATTGGAGTTTTCTGTATCAAAGAGTGCTACCTCTGCTATGGTAAACTCGCCACTTTGGCGTATTATATATTTTCTTGGATTTGCATCTTGTGTTTCGGCTATTATCGAATCATCGGCAATGCGTAATTCATTTGTTTTCTTCTTGTCCCCATGCAAACCTTCTTTAAGCACGGGCGGAGATAAGGTAAGTGAATCAGGAGGTATTACTACGCCATTCCAAGTTGAGCTACCATTTACCATTGGAGGCTTATAATTGTCATTTATTTTCGCTACTCGCTTTCCATCTATATACAATTTAAGAAAACCAGTTTTCTCAACTAAGGGATCATCATAAGCCCAAAGCGCACCTATCTGTATAAAAGTATCTCGGGGTACGCCCTCGAAAGTACATTCATGATAGCCAAGAACTTCCTCCTGCTTTTGCCAACCATTATCGCCCCTATCAGCCCTATCGACATGAACTTCCTGCGGGTTTCCATCTTCATCATCGTATTCAAATACAAACGGATCATTATATAGGTCAACTTCCTGAATACTAAAGCTGTGTAAATCTATACCCCCTTGCTTGAGCCAAATTCTTACCTGCTTCGGCGGATTATTATCGGTAGTTATTGTTGCAGAAGAATCATTAACATTAAAATATTCATAATATTGATCCGTATCATATTCCTCCCAATGTATATTGCCATAATTAGCTTCATCAGTATCTTGCCATAAAAATCTAATACCAAAAGAATCTTTTACCTCAAATCCACTTAAATCAAAACTTATTCTATAAGTTTTATTAGGTTCTAGTGCGACATCGGTACTGATACTAATACCATGATGAGTTTGATTTGTATTATACTTGCCAAGGGAAAATCTGCCATTAACTGCCTTCTGCTTATGTATTGGTGGCTGGGTAGCTCTGGATTTAAGTCTAGCATCAATCTTGCTGTAATTATAAACCTCATCAGTCCAATCTACGGAGGTTCTATTTGAGTCAGTTATTGGGTCTGTATTGACCGCATACCACTCAAGTTCAGTGCGATGTGAAAGAAATTGACCAGCGTTGTTAAAAGTTGGTATTTCTGGCCACCCTTGACCATCGAAGCTTAACTGAATAAACCCAACACTCTTGGTTTTATAAAACAGGTTTTCTGCGCCATTTGAATCAGTTTTAAGTAATATATAATCAATATCAATGCGATGATCCTGCAAATATAAATTATCACCACCAACTCTCTTATATCCCCCAACCCTATTGCCTCCATCTGCTAATTGATAATTCCATTCATATACAGCTTCTTGTCCCTCGAAAGCGCCATCAGACCAATCCCCTGTGACCGCGGCACAGATACTTTTTTCAGGATGGGCAGCAGGAAAAGAATCAATTATTTCCTTTGCTCTCAGTCGAAATCTTTTTACGCCATTAGGAGGCTCTCTTGTGGCTGCTAAATTTTGACCCGTATAACTAAGATTATTCTGATCTAATTTTGCTAATTGATCTACGCCCATTATGGACTCAGGTATATCTCCATTGAGAAATCCATACTGGGGCAAATTCCAATCATCGAAACCCCCATCCTGTGTTTTGTCAAAGTTACCTGGGTGACCATCATTGGCTATTCTAATAGAATGATGCTTCCAGCCATGATAATTTTCAAAAAATGGATTAGCTATTAACTCATCACTTATACTTGTATATTTAACTCTTCCTACAGTGTTATCGGGTACTGAATAATTAATTCCATTGTAGAATATAATTCTGTCATTCACTCTTAATTCGGAATAATTACTACTATCGGCATAAGATTCTATACTGCTTGTGTACATTCTCGCACCTAAAGTAGTGCCACGGGAAAAAATATGAATATAGGCTTGGTGGTTCTTAAAAGTTAAAATAGGATTTTGAGTATTTAAGGCAGAGCCATTTGAGCTAAAAGAAGGAATTTTAATAACAGCTCCCATATAGCCTTCGCGCATGGTATCCATATTAACGCTATCATTTACTGCTCCGCTTATGCCCTGTGCATCATGGTCAAAATAAAGCAAATCGCTCCCAAACTCATTAAGAGCTAAGGGCGCAAAAGCAGCGTCAAGTGGAACGAGGCTAAGATCATCATTTCTGTACCTTACATCCCCTTTATACTCATATATATAATGTTTTCCTTGAGAAGCGGATACACCTAGGTTACCTCTCCACTCCAATAGCATTCTCTCCCCTTCTCTCTTGCCCCAATCATTGTCTCCTTGCCTCCACTGCTTTCGCAACCTCCATCCCTGTGAGCTGACAGAACCTGGTACATCGGTAGTCCTAAAATAACAAAGAAAACCAGTTGTACACTCATAATGAAACGCAGGTTCTTGAATTTCATCTAATCCTATCAACTGATTATAAGCTATCGCTGCATCTGGCGCTACTGGTATTAGACCCGTTTTCTCCTCAATTAAGGCTGGCGCTGCTGGCGGGAAATGACTTGCAACTACATTTGAAGGTTCACCGACTACTGTTCCTGATTTATCTTCTAAATATTCAGGAGCAAATGGTGAAAACTTGATACTTATATGGCTAGGTGATAATACCCCACCACTACCTACAACTTCGGATGGTGGCGTTGGTGTGGTCATAACTATTGCTTCGATTATAACTGGCTCAGCAATACTATCAGACTTAGCAACAACTTCTGACGGCGGATTGACTGGGTTTATAATTTCAGCAGTTACTTGGTTGACCTGTCCTGGTCTAGGTTTAGAGGTTATATAAATGGACTCACCTTCCTGCAAAATAGGCGATGATGTTATTATTTGCCTATTTACATAATCGACCTCAAGGATTGTAAAATTTTCTAGTTGGAAATTTGCTCCCTTAATTCCATATGCTGCATTTTCTTCACTAAAATCTGCATTCGATCCATTTCTCAAATGCGAAAAATATTTTAATACACTTTGTGTGTGCTTCTCATTATCTAGGCTACCAAGATCATATTTTGCATTAATATTAACTTTATATACATAATTGCCTAAATAAAATGAATGCGAAGCTGGCAGAACATCCTCACTTCTATTGCCCGAATGTGCTATATAATTCCATGCCTGCTGTGGTTCTGTCTGGTAATGATTATATTCTGGGCTTGATATAACTTCATTTCCAGTACCATCTATGTAGGAATCAACATTCCATCTTTTTACTAAACTATAATTTACAGGTGTATCATAAGAGCCATTTTCATTATCATCTACACCTAATACTCTCTGTGAATAATCAACTGGCACAATCGAACTAAACACGCCCTGCGCAATCGCCCTGTCCACAAACTCAAAATCATAAGTTTCAACAGAAGCAACCGTCAATTGATCTGGGGCATCGGGAATACAGGTATGATAATCTCCCATAAATTGATCGACACAGCCTGGCATATAATAAGTGACGCCATTTAATTCTACTGTGGAAGCAGTAGGAGTAATACACTGAGATGCATTAAAGGCTTCAAGCTCAGTTATATACAGAGGATAATATCTATCAATTAATAAAGCTTTACCCCATTCGCGCGCAACTATTTGCTGTGGCGCTACTGGTGATATTCCGATAACAACCTGATCTGGAGCATCAGGCTTAAACACAATAGACACATAGTGAAATTTAGGTGCTTGGGGCAATCTTTGATCCCAAACTCCATCACCATCTGCATCTAAGTCATGTAGATCAATTATTCCATCTTTGTCAGTATCTTCATATTCAATAAATGCTGACTTAAATAATGGTTCATACAAAAAAGAAACGCGATCCCCTACCTGAAACACATGATTATTGCTTTTGATGGTGATCTTATCATCTGACGCACTCTCTACTTCAAATTTTTCTCTATCCGAAAACGCCCAAACCTTGCCTCCGCTATCGAGGGTTCTTTGAATCAACTTATTGGTAATATCAGAAACAATCATGTCGCTAATCTTGCATCCACTGCTCTCGGTCTTGATGGAGGTGCGCTGACAGAAAAAGTAGACTTATTAACAGCAATTTGACCAAGACTTACCACAGTCAATCCTGCATCCGCTAATTCCTTGCCTCTTAAATAATCATCGAATGTCCCAACTTGTGTATGCAGGCTAAAGACTCGCTGAGCAGCATCCGCAAGCTCATAAAGCGTATCAAATTCAGCTGGAGCGCCATCTTTTAGGTCAAATATTCTTTGATCTATGATACCCGTTGCCAGACTTACAACCGTACTATAACTACCAATATTAACACTTGGACTAACGAGAGTTTCCAGCGCAGTAGTCGGCAATATACTTCTGTTAATCTGAAGTGTTCCTTGGCTTGTTGACTGCTTACCAAAAAGCTCATCAATTATAACCATTTCTATTGTACAATCTATTGTACTATTGCCCTGACTGAACGCATCTAATACCTCTTGAGTATTTAGGCTCAAAACACCCTCATAACAAATATTTCGACCATCATCCAATATTTCTTCAAAGCTATCAAGTAAAGCTATAACCTTTGGGGCAGCGTTACTTAAATCATTGGTAAGCGCGATAACAAGGACAAGCTTTTCTTTATCCCTTAATTGCCTAGATACAATTTGTCCATCTTGTAGGACATGGGTATATATCCTTACTATTTGGGAATCGCCCTCAAAGAAAACAATATCATTAGCTGTTGTATCATCTTCTGCACTATTAATTAGTGAATCGAATCTGCGATCAACTAAAAATCTTAATTCTTTGGGTTCACCTATCATCTTTCAGTAAAACCAGAATATTCAATTTGAACCAACGGATTGCCCGCAGAGGTAATAATTGATCTTATCCTTGATGCCACACCATCTATTATGATCTTTGAACCAACCTTCGGCAATATACCAAACTGACTCTTTTTAAGAATGACACCGCCATCGCTTTGGTCTGTAACACCACCTATATCTAAATCTGGTGCTAACTCAGCTTCAGCGGGCAAAGCAATGTACTGCTTGCCGTCGACTTCTATAGAAACAGTGAGATACTTTAAATGATCTTCAAACGCTTCACTTACGAACGAGGTTAGACTGCTCACTTCTCATTCTTATAAGCTTTTATAAGGATGTTTCATCCTCAAGATCAAAATCACCAGTTGCATAAAACGACTGCACAGAATAGGCTTGCCTGATTCGTGTACCCGCCGCATCAATTACTAAGGCTGGTTGACCTCGCGTTACAATAAGATTTTCTGGCTGAGATTCGACAGATAATCCTGTAGCAACTTGAGTGTAACTTTCTAGAACTCCCCAGAATAACTTTCTTCCATCATCAATCTCTTCCGCTTTAAGGCTGTGAATATCATCTACCTTAATGCACACAAATTGTGAACTTGGTTCAAGGTCGGCTGTGATTGCTTCCAGTCCTCCCTCTAGATTGGTTTTAACAACTAAAGAAGGAAGACCGCCGCCATTGGCAGTTTCGAGTGATGCAACCACTAATGCACTTGCATCAGGATCACCATTTATGAGATTAATAATATCATTAATAGTATTACTTTGATTTGCTGGGTCAGCTCCTCCAGCAAAATCGAAAGTACCAGTGATTGCAGTAGTTCCAGCAGCAGCGCCATTTGAGACAGTAACAGTTACCAATGCATTTAAATCGGCAAACCAAGCAGCACCTGAATCATTTAATAAATTCTTAATATCACTATTTGTGTAATTTAATATATCATTAACAAGGCAAACATTGATATCACTATCTGAGGCAGCAATTTTAACCTGATCTTTGTCAGCAACATCATCCACACCAGCAACTGCATCCGACGCAGAAGACAATAGGGCTTTTGCTGACACACTAGCGGGAGTAGCATCCCCACCAGACGCAGAAACAAGGGCAGAAGCATCAGCATTACCATTAATTGCATCCTCAATTTCTTGTGTTGTATCACCATTCGTGCCAATATCCGCACGAGTTACTACAATATCATTGCCAGTCACTACAACACTATCAGCACCACCACCTCCGCCTAAATCAATTATTTCTAAAGAAATATTACCTCCCGCTACTCCATTACTTACGGCAGTCAATGAAACACCACCAAGAGTGCCTGATGCAGCTGATCCAGTAACGGCAAATCCATTATCCACATCATCAATAATATTTAACTGAATATTGCTGTCGCCTGATTTTTTAGCAACCAAAGATAAATACCCATTATAAACTAACGAATCAGGTAGACCAGCGTCGGGTGAAGTTAACGGCTTGGTCAATTCAATCGTAATATCTTTTTCATCTGTTTTAACAACATCTGCGCCAAATCCCGAATTATCAGTAATGGTTAATGAAATGTCATTACCCGCAATACCACCTTCTAGTGCTTCAACTAAGATATCGCCTGAAAAGAAATTCTTTTTGGCTTTTGCTGGGGGCGCACTTGCGACTTCCTGCAAATCACCCGTGTGATCAGTTGATAAAAGCTTTACGCTAGGAAATATGTCAGTTGTTGGTATTGTAGGCATCTTTTGTATCCTTCTTTGGTTTTGTTGATGTAGTTTTGACTGCAAATCTTTTAGTTCGGATTATTCTATTCTTACCGAACCATTGGTAAATGCCACCCTTCTTGTTAGCACTTACCGACTCTTTATAAACCTTTTGAGCCTCTCCGCTGTCAAATCCGCTATATAAAATTTCGACACCACTCGGGGTGGCATTCCAAACGATCTGAGATTTATTCATTAAGAGTGAGTTTGATGAACTATTCTTTTCTCTTCGCCCTTAACAGCTGTATGACCATACAAGCAGGTTAAGGCATGTTGCTCGGAGGCATCCATAACATCATATTTCCTTCTCAACTGAAGTGATAAACCACTTGTTGGATCACTAGCATTCAAGACTTCGCCAACATGCATTCCAGCTTCTGGCGCTCTAGGCAATCTCATTACGGATACAAGGCTATCCCTTGAGCCCGCAACTGCACAAGTATTAAGAATGCCAGTTTCGAGATAATTATAGGTATAAATATTCATTCCCATAACATCCAATCCTACATCTGCTTTCCTGATGCCTTCATTAATATTAAATGAGGCATTGGTGACAGTTGTCATATCGGTAAGAAGACCATAATATGCTTTTGTGCTAAGAAGTAACCATCTACCATCCTTGGGTGCATCAACTAAATCGAGTTGTTCAGCCATGTTCATGGCATCATCCATACTAAAACTACTCTCAGCAACAGCAGCACCAGCGGATTGAGAATTTGCAGCGACAATTTCTGCAAGCAAATCATCAATAACCTTCCTTGCCAAACCATGTGCAGCTTGAGCCCCTGCTTGCTCTAACAATGTGACATCAGATTTTTCCCGCTCCGTATCACCAAGTGCATAAGCGATATACTCATGGTTATCCAAAGTTACGGAAATTGGCTCTTGGTCAATATCTTCCACTGTATTATAATTACCAGCGAAAGTTGTAGATGAAGTTAATTTATGAAAAATACGAGTTTGAATTGAAGCATCCTTTGATAATGCGTCGCCACCAAGGTCGCTATGAATAGCGCTTAAAAACCCAAGGTCTTCATTAAAAGTCTGCAAAGCGGATTGCAGAATAATATCTGCTCTAATATTACCGAAATTAGTTCCGCCTGGTATTAATGATGTGAAATTAGCCATTATTTAAGTCCTCCTAGGATTTGTTCTTTGTGTTTTCTATAAAATGCGACCTTCTCTGCTGGGTCTGTAATTTCTTTATACTTACTATAAGCATCGACTTCTTCGGCTTCAATCTTTCCCTGCTCAACAGGCTCTACCGCAACACTCTCTAAAATTGTAATAGCTTTCTCAGTTCCAGAAATTTCCTCTTGAGTAAGTTTTTCAACCTGATCCTCAAGCTCTTCATTTGAGGCATTGAGGCTCTCAAGTGAAGATTCTAAATCAACCTTAATTTTCTCTAGCTCTTCAACGCGCTCTTGAAATGCTGAATTTTCTGCACTAAGATTATCAATTTGTGATTTGAAATCTTGATTCTCGGATTCTAGTGCATCAACTCTGCCTTGCAATAGCTCATGCTCCTCCACAATATTTTTAGCTTCAATATCTTTCATTGTAATAGTCTTTTTGTCTCCATGCTTTTTTGTTTTTTTGATAGTCTACTGACTATCCAATATAAATATAAATATAAATATTAAGATAATTGCATCTTTAATATAGTTATTGCTTCTTCCGCCGAGCCGTTGATGTCGATGAGCGCTTTCTCTTTTGCTTTTTTTCCAAGATACACTTGCCCCCGCATAGTTTCCGACCCAATATTTGGTCTGCTTGACAAAACACCTTCTTTAAAATCAGCAAATATTTGCTGTACCATTTCTTGCATATATTCTTTTTGGTCATCTGATAATTTGGTTCCCTCAAACCCTGCTCCTTTATAGGTAGCTTCTTTATTTTTAATTAATTCTACTTTTACACCCTTATTCTCATAAGCAGCACTGCTGTCAACGACTGGCAAATAAACCCCGATTGAGCCAACCTTTGCACTTTTGGTCGCAAACACCATATTAGCTTGTGAGCCGATCCAATACGCAGCGGAAGCCATCATCCCTTCTGTAACTGAATAAACTGGCTTTGTTTCAGCAAGCTTTGCTACTTCTTCCGCAGCCTCCATTATGCCAGTAGCCGAACCGCCCGCTGAATCTATATCCAAAACCACACCTTTAACGCTTTCATCCTGCCGTAATTTTATTACTTCGGACTTTATTCTATCCGTATTTACTAGACCGAAATATTTCTCAACTGCTGGTGAGACACCCTTCATGAATGTGCCATACATAGGCAAAACAGCTATTTCACCTACTAATGGATCAGCAACACTTTCAGTCGATTCAATTTTTGCACCCCTGACAAATTCCTGCTCTACCAATGTTCTTAATGAGTTATAAGCTTCCATGGTAACTAGCCACGGATTGCATAATACTTCTTCTCTTATTTTAGCTATCTGTATCATCTTCCTGTTCCTGTTCTTCCTGTTCCTGTTCTTCCTGCTCGGCACCTATGGATGTATTTAACAGATAATTCATAATCTGTTTTTCATCCATCCCTGTTTCTTTTGCCAAAACGGCACTTTTTTCAATTAAATATTTAAGCTCCTTGCCCCGTTGCTGGCATTCAGACTGCCAATCCAATCCCCTCCGTCCGTAATGCTCACGAAGAGTCATGAGTCCGCTAGCAACATCCTCACGCTCCTCTCTGGCTTCTCTACCCGCATCTATTGTTAATTGTGCAGGACATTGAATCCTGCATCTACTCCAGCCTTCTATGTCGGATAATTTGCCCTCCCTAATACCTTGAGCGATCACAAGAGCCCAAACTTTTTGCACAAATGGGTAAAATAATCTTTGTCTCTCCGCAAATCTTCTTTGAGCTTTTCCCATAATAAATCTTTGTGCTGGTCCAGTAATTCCTGCTGGATGCCATAAAAATTCATAGGGTAAGCCTATGCCTACAGCAAATTCTCTTATTAAAAATTCTAAGAATCCCTCAAAGGTGGAGGAGGGGCGACTATAATCGAAAGGCGTTAATTTTTCGCCTTTTTTCAGAACAGGAATGCTTCCACTCTGAACTTCATTTACTGTTAAACGGGTCGCTTCCTCCACTATGTCACTTGTATTCCAAGCGTCTGGGTCAGCTTCGCCTGTTTCAGACTCTAATACTGCTGCAATTGTCGATAGATTCTTTACGCCCACTTTCTCGTAATCTAATATTTCCTTAATATCGCGGATATGATTTGCGGCGTGTTTTATGGCTGGCATTCCACGAAATTGCTGTGATCTTTCTGGCTCAAGAAGGAGCATCATATTTTTAGATGAGATTACTCTGCTTTTTACATGCGGAGTATAAAATGTGCCAGCAGACGAATATTCTTCGGCAACCACATATGAAACTGGCTTACCATGTTTATCTACTTTTACTCCATCTACATGCTTATCATCATGCTCTATATAATCACCAATTCTATGGGATTCTATGTATTGAAGTTTTAATCCATTATCTTGCGCAAAAAGAACACCGCTATCACCATCCCTATCAATCCCGACACTTAATAACTTTTGAAATTCGCTAAAACCAAAACGACCACTAGCGTCGCAATAATTAGCCCAATCCTCAAAATACTCCTCTGCATCATGATTCCAATATGCATCATCAGTCTTTGCTTGTGGTAACAATGGAAAGCTATATCTAGCCATATCATTAATAGCACCACGCACGACACCATCATTATCATATAAATACCTTGATAAAGAAGCCATTTCCCGCCTACCATGAGTATTTCCATATCTTGCAGACTTGAGCATATAGGGAATATCATTTCTTTCCCTGCTTCGCTTAATACCATCCCAATAAGTAGGATGATACGCACCTTCGGAGGTTTGGCGCTTTTGAGGCTTGGATTTAAATAAATCAAAAAATTTCATAAGGTAACTTCTATTTTATCCCACGGCAGGCTTGTACTTAATGGTGATTCTGATAAATTTGTCTGAAAATCATACATATAGCCAGCTATTCCAAATAACTGCCAAACACCATTTCCATTTTTGGCAATATAGCCCTGCTCATCCCAATGCTTGTAATAACCTCTGGTAAAAGTAATTAATGATGTTTCATCGACATATTCAAACTTGCCATCCTTTATTAAATCCCCAGTCACCCTGCCTATGCCCCTGACTACAACAAATGGTACATGCACTCTGCCATAATGGTTTTTATTAAAATTAGGTATTAATTTTTTTACGGGACTGCCATATACATCAGGTTCTGCTTTTTTCAGAGCAAACAATACTTCTTTCAATTCATGTACAATTTCCTGATAAGACAAAAGTGATTTTTTGCCACTCTTACCCCCCATATCGACTTCCGCGAACCGACTACCTTTTCTAGCTTCGGATAACGAAAGAAGTAATTCTTTTCTGATTTCCAATAATTCTACAACTGGCAATCCTACATAATGTCCTCTAATAATCATTTCAAATTAGCCCTTAAGTCTCCAATTCAACTTGAGTTAATATTTTATTTGCTAAAGAAGCGACAATAATCATCAACTCGCAATCCAATAAATGATTATCTTTTCTGACAGGTATCCACTCGTACTTGGATCGTCCTTTAATATCAGTGGTTTGTATTCTTTTTTCTGCGGTTATTTGTCTAATATATTCCTTCTCTACGCTCCTTGGGATTGTCCAATCACCCACAAATCCTTGTATTAATTCTGCAAACATATCCTTTAATCCATCATTTGACCACAGGAATAATCTAATAGCTTTGTGCAAACCATGCTCTCTTGTTCCGATACCCACCTCAGCTTTTGTCCATGTCCATAATTGCGTGGATAGCCTCCCTGTTTTTTTATTTCTATGCTTGAATCCTTGATTACCTGAACCCTTCATCGGCTTCCATCCATACTTTTGGCAAAACTTATAAACAGATGTGGTATCAAAGCCCGAATCAACCATGCAATTATCTGGATGCACATTATTGGCTTCCGCTACCTCTAATAATTCTTTGTCACCACCGACTCTTCCAAAATCTATGAGTCTTGATCTTGCCCCTTCTTTAGCAAAAGCCCTAACGACATACCAATAATGTATACCACCCTTTGCCTGTTTATCCGCAGAAAGAAACCTTATCTCCTCTTCGTCCCACTCCTCATTAAGTTTGTAATCGACCATTCTATCTTGCAGGATTGCATAATCCTCGAAATCCCCTAACCTATCCTCCCACGGCTCGCCTAATGATTCATTTATAAAATCCTTTAGTGGCGACATATCGCCATTATATGTCGATTGCTTAGCAATAAGAAACTCCTCGACAAGGTCTCTCCATTTTACCCAAGG